GTTGAGTTTGCTTTACAACAAATCTATATGAGTACCAACCTAAAGGATTTGTATCTTTATTATAAACATCAGTTATTAAACTTGTAAATGTTGCTTTTAATGCTGTTCCTTTATAATCTAAAACTCCAGAATTTAAAACATTTGTTGGAGCAACAGGGTCAACACTTGTAACAGAAACTTCCGGTAAATGAACAGTTGATTGTCTTCCGTATCGATCTGATAAAATTAAACCGACAGAATATTGTCTATTTTGTTTTACACTTTGATGACCATACGATTCTTGATTTCTTATTAACTCTCCCGATGATATAGAAAATCTAGAACTTCCAGTTAGATTTAAAGCACCAGTAATAGATCTATTTTGTAAAAAATTACCATATATAACCCTATTACCAGAAACTTCTTGTGTTTTAGCTTTTGTAGGTATAACATCTGAAACTCTAATTAATTCCGCTTCTGGTAATGTTTTTATAGGTTTTTCATGTTTATACTCAAAACCTGTATACCAAACAGCTTTGGCAGATGTATCCGATATAGGCACTGCTCTTCTAAGACCCGAAGTACCAGTTATTTTTTTAGACCCAACAACTTTAACCGCTGCGCTATTTGATTCTGAAATTAATATTTCTATTTCTGATATTTTTGCAGGATTGCCATATGTATCTGATGTGGAAGCAAAAAAGTATAATCTTGATTGGTAAGCTAAAGCAGGGTCTACACCATCAGACTCTGAAACCCTAATTTCTGTGCTACCACTACCGTCATCAACAACATAATAATCACCTCTTTCTGTTAATATTTGCTGCCCTGTTGTAGGACCAGTTCCAGAAAAATTTGTTATAGGTAAATCTTCATTTTGAACACCTGAACCTACTTTAGCACTTGCTACATTTGAATATTCTGTAAAGCTAGGTAAATCTAATTTTAATTTAAATTGAGTAGCTTTATTTATCATAAAGTCTACAATAGTACTTTTTATTGTTTTTGTTTCATCAGAAGAGTCAAAACTAGGACCATCTGTGCTAGCTGTATCATCAGCATCTCCTAAAACAAACTCTTTAGTAATGTCACCAGGAATAAAACAAGCTTGAGAAAAAGGCGACATTAAAGAATATTCGTTATTTTCAAATTTGTATCTATATGCAAATTTTATAAATTTATCTAAACCATGTCTTTCAGCCAATGCTGTTGCTTGATCTACAAAATCAAAATCCATAATCACCTTTGGTGCTGAAGCAGGGGCAATTTGAGCAACACTTATTTTATCTTCTAAATAAGCGTCATTAGTGTAGTATGTATCAAGATCAGCTATATTCGTAGTTGCTTTTATATTTATTCTTCTTGGTTGATTATAGTTATCCGTCCAAAATAATAAATTATCTATAAGATTTACGTGATGTATAGGATGATTTTTACTAAAATTTAATCTATAGCTATTAATTATAATTTCAGGTGCAGAAGAAGATCTTGCGTTGGCATAATATATTCTGCAAACATTACTAGATGTTGCTCTTGTATCATCTTTTGTTAATGCACCATCTGTTCCTGAAAAATCTGTTACAAACCAAAATATATCGCCAGTTAATTCATCAACATATTTACCAATTGTTTCAATTGAGGCACCTAAACCTAAAGAACTGCTATATAATAAAGTATTACCTTTTATATTTTGAACAGTTCCTATGTCGTCTCCATCTGACTTAGATATTTTGATGTTTAAAGCATCTCTATATTGGCCATTAGGTACTAATCTATCATCAAGGTCTTTATTCATTTTACCCTGAAGAAAATTGTTCTTAATTTCTGGCATATATTATTATTTAATTCTTTTTGACTTGCCTCGCATTACTTGCGTAAGTTCACCTAATTTTAAACTAGATAATCTTAATTTAGCATTTCGCATTGCTGCTCTTCTTTCTTTTCTAAATCTATTTACAATATATTCTGGAAAATTTACTTGTGCTGAAGCTATAGCGTGAGTTATATATTTATACATTGCATCTTCTGCAAATTTATGTACTTGCATTTCGTCATCCGTTCCTAAACCATCAGATACATATTTTAAAGTTACAATTCTTTCGGCCATATCACTTGAAAAACTAAATTTACCATTTAATTCATCTATCACAAAAACTCCATTGTTTTGTGTAGTTTCAGGATCTAATCCATATCTACCACCAAATATTTGTAATCTATCTAAAGCGTTATCGGCATCGTAACTTACATCCGCGTTAGTTGGAGAACCAGTTAATTTTGAAATATCAAAATCTTTAAATCTATTATTTGTCACAGGTGTTCCTGTTAATAAGCTTCCGTCAGAATCAAATAAATATCCATAATCATCATCTTGCAATATAGATTCAGAAGGTCTAGATGTATATCTTGCTGGGTAAATAATGTTTTCTATACCGGCATCATCAACAAATGATAGTCTTACATAGTGAACATAATCTTGAGGCATAGGCATTGATAAACTTGGTCCTAATTCTATTTCTTGTATTTTTTCAATTCTAGAAATGTCATAACTAAATTCTTGTATCCCTCTTTTTGCATGAAATAGTACATCTGTTCTTTTGGTTCTATTTATTAATTTACCATCACCAACATATGCATACATATAGTTATTAACTAAATCTGTTAAAGATATATATCTATATCCACCAAATCTTTCTGCTTTGGTAGATTCTTTTACTTGAATTATTAAACCTGTTTTTGGTGCACCATCTGATTCTAAAATATCCGTATTTAAAGAATTGCCAGTAAATGTTACTGTAGGAGAAGAATAATTATAATTAGCTGTATTTATTTCTTTACCATTTACAAATATTTGAATATCTGCTTTAGCCGCTGGTAAACTTGGGAAATAAGTTGTTGTTAACGTAAAAGCCGTAGTACTCCCATTTCCAGTAAAACTTTGTGACTGACTATAATAAGCCTGTTTTGTTACGTTTATTAATCCCATTTATTATAAATTTTCTAGTTGAGTTGTTTTGTTTTCTTCTGCACTTGCAGCTTGTACAACAGCCGCATCTTGTATTACTAAGCCAGCGTATTTTAATATACCTAATATTAATTGTACTCTATCAGATTCATGTAATGTAAAATCAGTTGACCCTGAAGAATTATAAGTTAATGCACCATTTGAATCGGCGCTGCTATTCCAAACAGGTTCAGAAGGTATTTTTATATATTCAATAAGTAAATTACCTAATGTCCAACTACCATCTGATAAAGCAGGTTCAACAATAATATCTGTTGCTCTCTGATAATATACAGGATAAGATGTGGTTGGTTTTGTTAAAGGTGAAGATAATAAGTATGATAAATTTTTTTTATTAACTTTTTCTAATTGAATAGTTTTATTAGTTATACTAATATTTATTGTTTTATATAAATCAGTTGGCAAGGTTCCTATACCATTTGTTAATGTTATATCTGCTTGTTTAAAAAACGGATCTAACTTTTGTTCAATTTTTTCTGGTATATTTCCATAATCTTCTACCGCTCTTCCAGCGTTTTGTTTTATAACTGCACGATTATAATCATAAAAATTTTGATCTAGTATATCAAGTTGCACTTGTGAACCTATTTTATTAAATTCACCTGGCGTAAGAAATCCTCTAGATTCTTTATTTAATATTGATAATACCGTTTGATATACTGTATTTACGTTAATTGCCATAATTTTTATTTATAATGATTAAGCCGCCGAAGCGGCATAACCACTATAACGACTATTTAAGTTTCTTCTCTATTGTTTGATAAACTTCAATTCCTTCATCTGTTTTAAACCACGCAGCCAAAGCTGAATATGGGTTTTCATCAAATGGAACTGTTATAAGTTTTCTATCATTAGAAGCCCAAGTAAATGTTCTTTGATCACTTGAAAGATTAATAATGTTATTTTCTACAGCTTTTATACCTGTATTTCTAACATTTATGTTTTCATCATTTGCTAATTCTAAGAACAATTTAGGATTGTTTCTAGCAAATAATAATAAATCTCTTTTAAGCTCCTTAGAAGTCATCTTAGACACTTCATTTCCAATCTCAGACCTTAAAATTGCTTCAGCATGATCAACATCAATTTTTTGAGCTGTATTCATTGCATCTAATTCAAATTCAAGAACATTTAAATCATTTTCAGCTATTTGAACAGGATTATGTTCTGCGAATTTTTTTCCGTTATCAGGATGATATTCAAGAAAAGTTTGTAATGTTTGTTTTTCTTTTGGAACAAAAAGTTTGCCATCTCTAAAAGAAATGTGTTGCATTCTTTGTGGCCCTTTCATTTCATCTGCAAATATTGTTTTTTGATTTTCACAATATTTTATTTCTCTTTCGTATCCTTTTTCTTTATCGAACCATAATAAACCTTTGCTTTTTATAATATAAACAATAGGTGTTTCATTTATAGTTAGTTCGTATAATTTATCTTTTATTTGTGGTTTTACAACCGTTTTTGTTTTTGTCATGATATAATATAATAAAAATGTTAATAAAAGGCTGGGTGCCGAAGCACCCTAACCTTTAATAAATATTAAGAATCAAATCTAACGAAGTTGTTAGCAGCTTGTACTACTAAACATCTTTCTGATAGATAGTGAACTTCCATCTTGTCATCGCCAATAGTAGCTGCGCCACCTACTGAACCAGTAATCCAAGTTTTTAGTTTTCTATCATCAGCTTCACTAGCTCTGTATCTTACGTGTAAGAATGGTCTCTTTACATTTTGACCAAGATTTTGATCATACACTGAAGATGTACCTGCTGGTACTAATACTCCTTCTAAACCACCAACTAATCCTCTAGTTGACTTGTTGTTTAAGTATTTCCAGTCAGTTTTATAGAAGTCATAAGAACCTCTTCTGAAACCAGAGAAACCTAAATTTAAAGCCATGTCTTGAGAGTTGTTGAATACTCCAAAAGATGTACCACCACTAAAGTTAGCATTTACAGCTCCTAACATATCATCAATACCTAAATTAGCACCTCTATCTAAGAATAACATGTTTTCTTCAATAGCTCCTTGCTCATCTAAGTTAGTTAATAATGTATCAAAACTTGCTAATACAGGGTCAGATGAATCATCAAAAAATCCAGTACCTACGATACCTCTATTCCCAATAGCAGATAATAAACCTTCAGATCCATCAGGAATATCAGAATCAGCAGTTGAATCAGATTTTTCAGCTTCAACAACAGACATTTCTAAATAGTCTTCGAATCTTTTGTTTGTATCTCCTTGAGATTTTAAATACCATAAGTATCCATTTTGTCCTGCTTCACCAGATACTTCAATCCAACCAATTTGACCAGCGTCAGATCCATTGATTTCAAAGTGATCTTTGATAATCATTGGCTTATTAGTTAAAGATAAAAAGTTTGGTTCAATAGACTCAGTCATTGATGCAGTTCCTTTTTTAAATTCAGAACCGTAAACAAAAAACTTAATAACCTGATTGTCTGTAGTTGCAATACCTGAAAGATCATCAACGTTTTCAGCGCCGTAAGGCTTAATTGTTAATTGAGAAGTTGAATTTTCAGCACCTACTTTAACAAATGCTTTAAATACAATGCTATTAACAACTGCTACAACAGTAGCACCTTTTCTTACTGCGTGAGCTTCAGTTGATCCTGAATCAATACCAGTGATTGTATCTACAACACCTGTTACAGGGTTAATTTGTCCATTATATGCTAAGTGTAATCTACCTTGCTCAGACCAAATAACTTGATCAGATGCCATAGGCATTTCAGCACCTAACATTTGTATGAATCCAGAAATAGATCTGTCTCCATATTTTTCTACCTCAGCTTCATATAGCTCAGGCAAATATTGTTGAGTCCAACCGTTATTTCTTATATCTAAATAAGAACTAGCTAGAGTCATTTTTTGTGCGCTGGGAGTTACCAATCCGGCTGTCCCAACTGCAAAACTTGTTGCTGCCATTTTTAATAATTTTTAGTAATTTTTAAGTTTAATTTTTAGCTTAGACTTATCATCACCTGAAATAGTTCTTACTTTTATTCCTCCGGTTTCAACATAACCATCTGCAGTTTTTCTAGGATTCATATTAATGTTCTTAGCTTCTGCAGACATTTGCTTTATAGCATCTGCCTTACCTTGCTCATAAAAATGATTTGCTATTGCATCAGGATTTGAAGCAACAAACAAAGATTTATGAAAATCACCTGCATTGTTAAGAAGTTGATTCTCTCCAACGTATTTATCAAAAACATTTGATAAACTTTGTGATTTTACTTTATTCACATCTTTAACATTGAATCTGTATTTTTTGTCTCCAACATTGAAATTAAAACCTTTAAATTCATTATTAAAAACCTTACTAGTTTCTTGTTCAAAATGTTTTGTTTGCTTCTGCAATAAATCATTAGCTGATTTTTGCTCTTCATTGTAACGGTTAAAAAATTCTACTGCTTTTTGTTGCTCAGGAGCTAACTTAGAACCCAACTTGACTTCTTTGTAATATTGATCCTTGAGACCTGTTAAAAAACCTTTAGCATTTGCAACCGCTTCTTTCAGAGCGAGTTTTTTTCTTTTTATTGTTCTTTCCTCATCTACTTCAGCATCAAATGAAAATTCATCTTCCATAAGAAATTGTATTTCATCATAACTTAAATGAGGTTTTGTTTGTTTATAATATTCTGTTAACAATGTATTATCATCAACATTTGAATAATCTGCATTTAATCTTGCATAATCTTCTATAGTTCCACCTGTTTCATTCATGAATTTAACTAAATCCATAATGTTTTCGGGATAATCTACTATTTCTTTTGTTTCAGTTTGCGGTTCTTCAGCCGGTTCAACTTTGCTCTCTTCTTGCTCTGCAACCACTGGAGCCTCGTCATTACTGGTTTCATCATCCGTAACTTCTTGTAATATTGGTGTTTCTATTTCTTCTTCTTTTTCTTCTTTTCCGGAAGGTTCTTCAGTTTTTTCTTCGACGTTTTCTTTTTGAATTTCTTCGCTAGTTTTGGATTCGTCGCGTACAGAAATCTCATCTGTGCTTTGCTCTGGAACGGCATTTTGTTCTTGTTTATTTTCGTTTAAATTTACTTTATACATACCAGACTCCTCATCAAAATTTGAGTCTTTTTGTATTTCTTGTTCTTTTTCTTGTGTAGACTTTTCTTCAGTCTCTACAACTTTTGCTTTAATTTCTGCCATAATAAAATATTATATAATTGTTTTTGTTTTTATCTTGGTTCAAATTGCTCTAAACCAAATCCACCTAATGTATCAAATCCAGAGGATTCAAAGCTTTTTGGTGGAGTACCAGATTTTCTCTGATCTATAAGTTCACTTTGTTGTGAAGCTTGTATTTTTGTTCTTTCGTCTTTCCTATCTTCTTTATACTTCTCTTTATTTTTAATCACATCTGCTTCCGCTGTTTTAAGCTGCATGTTCAATTGAAATTCAAATTCCATCAATTCTTTCTTAATTGCAGCTTCTCTTTCTAATTTAGCAATATCAAATTGTGATTGTGCTTGTGCAATTTGTACTTTGCTTTCTGCAATACCTTGTTGTTTTTGTATCTCAGCTGCTGCTGCCGCTTGGCTTGATTGAGCATTAGCTTGTGATTGTGCTTGTATATTTCTTTGAGCAATTGCTTGATCTTCTACAACTTTATTTCTTCTTCTTACTTTTAATAATTGATTAGCTAATTTTAAATTTCTAACTTCTCTAACATCAATAGCATCTTCTAATTCTATTTTATTTTGTTGTAAAGCAGCTTGAATATTGTTTTCTAATAATTGTTTTTCTTCTTCATCGGGTGTTAATTCCAAAAATATTCCAAAGTCATGTATATGTAAATCTTTTATTTCATTTAAATTACCAACATCAATTCTGCCCAAAGATTGTACAAATTGCTTGTTTGTATTAGAATATTCTAAAACATCAGAAATTCTTAATGAAACAGATTCTGCTGTTTTTAAAGTTAAATATAAACCTCCTTGTAATATATGTCTTGTTGCTGTGTTACTATTAGCTGCTGCTAATTTTTGCAAACCAACTAATGCATTTTTATCAGGTGTACTTCCATCCCTTGCTTCATTTAATCCAGTGACATCTCGCATCATTTGTAAATAATAATTATAAGATTGAATTAAACTACTTATTTTATTATTACCACCCGATGATTGTAATTCTTGAATAGGCACTTTAGCATTATTAAAATCTCCGTCTTGTGTAAATGACCTG